GGCCGGGGGAATCCAGCTTTCTCAAGTTTCTGGAAGGACTCCTCGGACAGAGTACCGGATTCAGTGAACTCCCTCGTAAAGTCGTCCATGTTCAAGCCAGCGGCTTTCAGCGTACTGGCAACAGCGTCAGAAGAGGACTGATCCCCTTCCTGATCAGGTGAAGGTGTATCGTTACTCCCTTCGTCCTGGGGTTCATTCCCATCTACCTGATTAGGCGTATGGTTGTCACCTCCATCATCAGCAGCAGAAGGAGCTGCATTAGGGTCGTTCGGACCGGTTTCTTCATAGGGAGCCTCGATGGTCATGCCTTCGTTCGGATTCTGGGTACTCATGGCCTAGAAGTCCTCCTTGATGGTTCCATCAGGGAACTTGGTGATCTTCGGACCTTTCGCCTGGCTGTCGGCTTCAGTAGCCGCCTTCTTACCGGGGTTGGAGCGCACCGCCTTCGGGGCTTCCTTGGTTTCAGGGTTCTTGATGTCTTCGCTCATGTGATTTCATCCTTGTTGGTTTTGTTGGCCCATCATGGCAGGGCCAATCTGTTTGATTACCTCTGGACCCAGCTTCTCGATGAGGGACTGTATTTGTCCCTGCTGGTCCTGCTGGGCGAGAGCGTCCTGCGGGATCAGGAGGCCCTCGATGTTGATTCCGATTGCTGAAGCAAGTCGCGTGATAGCGTCGTCCGTGTTGACCTTCCGCATGAAGCCTTCCGGTCCCAGGAGCTGCTGGATTGCCTGGAGGAGTTCCATCAGCTTGGCCTTGTCGTTCCCTCGGCCCAACGCATCGAAGCCGGTGATGACCGTGGGACGCACCACTCCCTTGGGCAGGGGCGGCAGCTTCTTGGCCTTGGTCAGCTTGGCGATGCGATGCTGGATGTACGGGAGCTGGAACTCCTGGGAGATGACCGTGTAGACGCCACCAAGAGCAGTCTCCAGTTCACGGGCTACGGCGCGGATCTCCTCGGCGGTCACCCTCTCTGCGTCTCTTCGTATCCCATCAGTCATGAGGAAGGAAGTCTTCAGCCGGTCAGAGATCATTTGCGCGGTCTCCAAGGCAACCCTGAAGTCCGCATGTTTCTGAAGCTGAAGAACACTGACCTCGTTTGCGTTGCCTTCAAGGACGTCCCCGTTCCCGGCTTCGGCCACAGCCTTGAGCCTTGTGGTCCCATTGGGAGCAACGAACAGGAGCACCTTGGCAGACGCAGCAGATCCCTCGACGATGGCTTGCATGAGAGCCTCAAGGGACTGGAGGTCACCCAGGAAGGGTTCAACGTAGGAGCGCCCGTAGTTCTCACCAGCGATGTGGTACATACGGACGGGAATCCAGGGACAGGCATCCAGGGCGTAGTAGCCCAGCGTTCCAGGGATCGTCTTGCCCCGACACTCCTGATAGACTTTCCACTTTTTGGGAGTCCGAATTATGTGGGTGAAGATGTCCACTTCGGTGTCCTTTCCCGGCGTGTTGCTGCCGGACGTTTCAGTCTGGCCGGTGATGTCAGAGAGACTGGACAGGAAGTCAGGCGGGAGAGTGTTGGGGTTGACGGTCTCGTGGACGACCATCTCCACAGGGGTGCCCATCGGGTCACGGGCAACGACGAACCGGGACAGCGGAAACATACGCAGCCCGTTATCCTTGTCGTCGTAGTAGAGGACGTTGCCTCCGATCAGGAGATGGAGATTCCCTTCAAAGACGACCACACGATCCCCGGTGGACTCGATGTCACCAAGGACCGTCTGCTCACAGCGGGACAGGGCCTTGTCGATCTTCGATTTCCATTCCGGGTCCACCTCGGATTGCTCCTTCTCGTAGAGCATGTTGTCCACCCGAAGGCGAAAGCATGGCTCGTTGGGAGGGAGCATCGTCAGGAGGAGCTTGGAGGCGAGGTTGTTGCATCCATTGGCTCCGATGGACTGGAAAGTGGAGCGGAGTCTCTGACCGTTGGCCTGATCGTCAGGAGGGATCAGCGATGGGATGGTGAGCTTGGAGCATTCCCTGGCTCGGTCTAGGAAAGGCTGCCTGTCGGATTCAAGTTCATGGTAACGTGCTTCAGCCGGACCTTTGGTGTAACCTTGTTTGGACACCTCTTACCTCCGGCTATTGTGGTTATCTGGGAATGGACAGACCTCCACTACCTCCGCCCAGGTTGAGATCGATCCTCAAGGCAGAAGTGCCAGACTTCTTGGCCTTCCGTTCTTTGGTGCGTTTGGCTTGTTCGTTCATGACAGGAGCTTCAGCAGTAGGTTCAGGCGGCGGGGGAGCTGGAGTGTAGATCGGGTCAGGGGCTTTGGTGACCTTAGGCTTGGAGCTAGAGCACATGCCGGTTTGATCCTCCTATTAGGGTTTATTGAAGATGGATGTCAGAGGAAGATCATCACTACCAGTCAGATCCTTTGCAGCTTCCTGCTGGAGCTTGAACTGATGCTTCAGGAATTTGATGATCTTCTGCTGACCAACATCGATCCAGATCTTCCGGTCTGAATCGATGATGTCAGGACACTTGTCAGGGAAGAGAGACTCCAGTGCATCGATGAGATCTTTGGAGATTGGAGGGAGCTTTATGTCTGTCATATTAGTAATTAGTCCTATTAGTCCTAAAACCAGTGTTAATTATGATATCCATGTGAAACGTTGGTTCAATGACGCCAGGAAAATCCCGGTTTTCTCGTCTTTGTAACCGGGAAGATCCTGAATATATCGCCCTGTTTTGATTACATTGACTCGTACCAGGATCGAATCAGGGACATCATCTAGTTCGTAGGATGTCCACAACCAGATGGGCCGCTTGGCCTCAGAACAGAAATCGAGGAGTGCTGCAAGCTCCTTCAGATCTTGGTCGAGAGGCTCACCTCCCATAATCCAGATTTTATCAGTAAGTGGAGTCTTCAATCGCTGCATGAGGTGGCGATCTGTGACCTGATACCGCCAATCGTTACCCTGGTTGAAATCCCAGGTCTCTGGGTTGTGACAACCAGGGCAACGGCGGTTACAGCCAGCGAGATACACCTCAACAGCACCGTGCTCCAAGGTGAAGTCGGTGGCTATGATGTTCACGTTCAGATGCTCCTGTAGAACTTACGGTTCGGCCAGTCGTGTTTACGTCTGGTGTAATTCCAGTGTTTCGTGTTTGTGAGGAATCCAACAACACGGGTGAACACTTCCATGAGAGCACCACAGGTCGGACAGGCAGGGGTATCATGCCCGACCACGGACATACCGTGACCGTTGGGACATTTCCCAAGGGCGTAGTTCACCGCCCAATAGACCACACCGTTGAGGGCACACCACTTGATGAGACCGGCCAGCTTCTCCCAGGAGGATATCTGTTCGTTTACGTTCAGGTGGCAGATGGCCCCGCCAGTGCAGTGGGAGTCGAACATGCCCTGGAGCTTGATGCGCTCCAATATGTCGGCCTTGGAAACCAAGGGGATGAACTGGTTGGAGTAGAACGGAATGTCCTTCGGGTTGTAGCCGCAGATCTTGTCCTTCTGGGCCAGTTTCACGGAGGACGATTCACCGGGGACCTGTTCCATGTTGTGCGGGTAGCCGTACTTCTTGGTCAGCTCGGTGTTCACTGTGTTGATCGTGTCGAGGATCTTCCTTGCGAACCCCTGCCCCTCCTCGGTGAGGATGTCGTAGCCAAGAGCCTGACATGCCTCGTAAAGGCCGGTGAAGCCGCAGGTGGAGAACTGCTTCTTCAGGTCCATCAGGCCCAGCGTGTAGAGCGGCAGAGAGCCACGCTTGATGCGTTTCCCGATGAAGGTCCGCTTGGCGTGATTGATCAGACCGACACGGCGAACCATGTGCTCCAGCTCACGCAGGAAGGCTTCAGCCGGATCTATCGCATCACCCTCGGTCAAGGCGAGTTCGGTATACTCCATCGTCTCCTGGGCTAGTCTGGGAAGGTTCAGCGTGACCACGCCCAAGCTGCCGATCTTCGTACCTCCAGCCCCGAAGGTGTTACTGTACCCAAGGGACTCGAGGTCGGAACGAAGGCGGCAGCAGGAGGATAGCGTCGAGGTCTTCCCGCAGTAGATGTTGATGTGACCGAAGGACAGGTTCTCCTTGGCAATCAGCTCCAGGAACTCCTCGTCCTGGATCTCGTTGTCGTCGTTGATGGAGAAACAAGCGGTCAGC